ATATCGGCGTTTCTAAGCTCATCACTTTTAACAGCACCGCCATCAGCGTAACATTTACCACCTTTCTTCATTTTCTTTTCCATCGCTTCACCTTTCGCATATTGTTCAGGAGAGATCTTGCCAGACTTAATTGCTTTGCCTTCTTTCAGCTCTTCTTTATAAGTCTCTTTACCTTTGAATAGTTTCTTTAAGTTAGCCACGTTGCCACCTCTATTAAATTTTTTGCCTTTATCGGCTTGATTAAACTCTTTAGCTACCTTCTGCGAAATACCTGCTTTCTTGGCGAACTCAGGGTTGTGAGCGGCGGCAGCCATAAAATTGCGCTGTTTCTTACTTGTACTAGGCACTTTACTTACCTATATGCTGGAGTAACCAGCTAATAGCACCACCAATAGTCGCAGCAGCACCACCAACCATAAGAAGCGTTTTCCACCCGCCTTTGGCTTCAGATAACGTTGCTTGTATGAGGGCTAAACTCTTTTTGATCTCAGCCATCTCTTTGACCATCTTGTCCATGTCATCCTGCAAGTGCTTAATCTCTACATCGTGTACAGCTAAGTCTTTAATCATTTCAACAGAATCGTTCATTTGCAGTTCCACCGTTTTAGTGAGGCTGCTTTACGGGTCGGTCTACCTTTCTCATCTTTCATAGGACCCGGCATCCCTGACATACGCGCACAAAACGATTTACGACGCTTAGCATCTTTCTCTGACTTTGGGTGGGGTGCAGGGGCTTTTAGGTTTGATCCTGTGGCCCTATTGTACTTAGCGCGACCCTTTGCAGTTAATCCTGCACCTTTAGACACAGGTAACTTTTCACCACGTCCTACAGCCAATGAAGTAGTCTTAGCCATAATCAATCTCCTCAGTTAAAAGATGGGGAGCCGAAACTCCCCAGATCAATTACGCTTGCTGTGCTGTTGGGTTAGCAGAACCGTCAGAGTTACGTACCATGTACTTAATCACGATTACACCTGCACCTGTTGTCAATGATGTACCCGCAACAGTAAAAGTAACAATAGCATCTGTACTACCCACGTTAGCAATCAAAGCTGTAGCAGCTGTAGTTGCTGCAACAGTCAAAGCTGTTGAACCTAAGTTAGTTACAGTAGTTGCTGTAGTGATGTCGGTAGCACCGATGGTCAATTTGAGTGTAGCCGCTGATGAGAATGCTGCAGTGGTGATAAAGTCAATCTCTGTGATGACTGAACCGGCAGGAAGAACGAAAGCTCTTGTACCTGCTGCATCAGCATAAGTGATAGCGTCTGTTTGACCTACAACAGTAGCGCCCATGTTACGGATTGTGCCGGCAGTTGTGCCGGTGGTGTTTTTAACGGTACCTAATAACCAAGGACCAAGGTGAGAAGCGAAAGCCATTTTAATCTCCAAATGCACTGTTCTGCGTCGTCTTGTGCGAGCCTGCTAGGTCAGTCGACGCAGAGAATTAATCCTAGACTCGACTCGCATATTACCTGAATGGCTGGGAAGTGCAAGAGGTTTATTTAGGTTTTCTAAATACTTGATGACCTTCGCCAGATGCCCAAAATTCTTTCATCTGCTTGCGCTTACTTTCACCTCTTTCTACTGCCCCACAACTTGGGCAACCACGGCCTTTACGAAACTGGGCAGCATACTGTGAAAATACACCGTGGTCTTGGCATACACATCCTTCAATACGATTCAACGCACCTGTATACAAGGCGTTTGAAAAATCATACCTGTCCTTAATTTCTTGCGGAAATTTAGCTAACACATCACTAAACGGTTTTGGGTCTTGTTTAACTGCGTTACGCTTCATGTTTTCGCGAGCTTTTTCTAATCCTTCAGGTGTGTATACTCTTGGTTCTTTTTTAACTCCACGTTGTGTGTCACCTATCTTTTTACGTGTTTCTTCTGATACGGTTTTACCATACCGGTAGTGGTTTTCGCCTTTGTTTTTATCACTAGCTGCGCGAGCTTCTACGATTTTTAAGCGTGTTTCTTCGGAGTGAATCTTACCTAACCTTGGGTGCGGATATTCTCCAGAAGCGTAACCTTCTTTAAGTGTGTTTGCTATAGCCTGTTTTTCTTCTTCCGATTTTACTCTACCGTACGACGGGTGGTCTTCTTTAGCTATCCCTCGCATAGGAGATTCAGAGTATTTACTTTTGTTATAGCAAATGGGCTTACCTACCCATTCAGCTAACCAAACATTCTCCGCTGCTTGTAGTCTGTCGATAGATTCTACATGCTCAACTATTTCAAATATGAAACACTCTTCCCCATATTTGTTCCATGCTGCTTGTAAATGCTGGCAGTGATGCTTGTTTTTACGAAGCCTATTTCTGTGACATCTAAACCGTTCTCTAGTATTGCCAGTGCTACCCACATAAAATTTTTGATTTACTACATTTCGTATCTTATAAATAACTGGAGTTTTCATTTCATCACCTTTTGTATAAAGACTATGAAACATATTATATCGGATACCACACGTTGTGTATATAGCGAACATAAAAAAGCCCTCCGAAGAGGGCTTATAACACCTAAGTGTTTGATTTTACTTAAGAACCGCTTGAACCGTAGACGGCTAAAGGATCGCTCCATCCGAAGCTGTAACGTTCTCTCGCTTTATAACGTACGTTGCCCGTATCAAAATCACCATCCATTGAGTTAGTTAATGGACTACGAACGAAATGTTTCAACCCATTTGGTACGTCTGTGGTCAAGAACCAAGCGTTGGTGTCAGTCAAGAAGTGGTTGATAGCATAGCCTTCAGGAACAGCACCGTTGTTTTTCAACGCGTTGATGTCATTGTCGGTTGTACCAACACGAAGTTCAGTTTCCAACAAACGAGTTGCAACGAATTGCAATGCTGGTGGAACGATCAACTTCTTAGGTTTAGCAGCAATCAATAAACCACGTTCGTCAGTCCATGCAGCGATTTGGATCACAGCATTTTCCAATGAAGTTTCGTTTAAGTCAGCGGCGGTAGATGGGATGTTGCTATTTGTGCCACCATTCACCAATGGGTGAGCAGCACTGAACAAAGATACACCGTCACCACCAGTAACAGCTGCGCTGAAACCGTTGTTTAAAACGTTAGCTGCTTTAACCTGTTTGGTGTAAGCCATAGCACGAGCCAATGCTTTTGTATAACGAGCAGACAAAGAGTCGTACAAGTTATCTTCAATAGCTTCTTCAGTTAAGCTGAAGCCCAAAGCAATTGTTTCGTGGTTGTATCGTGCAGTCCAAGCTTCTTGAGCATTGTCATATTGAAGAGCTGAGCCTTCATTTTTGACAGGAGCTGCTGAGAAACCAGACAGTTTTGTTTCTTCTTCAAAAGAACGTTCAGAAGTCTCTGTTTCGTAGATTTCTTTATGTTCTTCACCGTAACGAGCGTATTCCAAACCGAACAAAGCGTTCAGACCCGGTAACAACTCTTTTAATAGCTGGGCGCGTGAAATTGCCATTAATCAACTCCTAATTAAACTGCTGTAGCAGAATAGTAACCGTGATAACCGAAGTTAAATTTCACGAGCACTTCTGGGTACTGTGTGAACACCAATGTTGAACCAGCTGCAAAAGCTGTAGTTGGTGCTGCATTAAGCACAACTGTAGTAGCACCAGCAGCTGCTGCTGTAGCCACAAATGAGCCACTTTGGATTACTTGACCTGCAGAATCTAAACTACCTACATCAGTACCAACAACTAACGCTTGAGTCAACGCAGTGCTTGTAGTAACAGTCGCTGTAGAGATAGACGAATAAGTTGCAGTACCCAAAGACACAGCAGTATCACGAACGATGTCAATAACACGGAATGGTAAGGTCGCAGTGCTTAATGCAGTTGGAACCAAAATCGCGTTAGCTGAGTCACCGGTATTAGCGCTACCTGCGTTAGTGGTAATACCACCTACGTTAGAGCCCACCATTACTTGAGCAGCAGAACCAATATTTGCTGCAGAAGTACACATAACCGCTCTGATAACGATGTCTGGATCATCAGAGATAATCGCAGTGATGTCACCGGCAGCAATGTTGCCCGGATAATACTGACTCCACAACCGTTGTTTGGTTGATGGGCTAGTGTAGTAACAACCTAAGAAAATACCGGTTGTTTGGTTAGCGGTAGTAGCAGATGCGATAGACGCACGAGTTACGAAGCCGTTAACTTCTTTAATTGCATCGCCAAAGTAAATTGGTGTAGCGTAGTTGTACTGGATTTGCACATTACGTGTAGAACCCGAGAATACTTGACCGCCTAACAAATTTACCGGCTTGTACCCATATGGGGCTGAAACGACAGGATAAGCCATTATAAACTCCTAAAAATTAAGAACCTTTACCGAAAGAAGTTGTTGATTTGCGTTCTCTAAATAGAGGCATACGTGCATCATTTTCTCTCATAAAACTATTGTCTACTGCACTCGCTTGAGATTCTGTGGCGTTAGCATAATGTGCTCTACGTTGGTCCATAAATTCTTTAGGGATCTTGCATAACAATAGGCCGCCAATTTCGATGTTGTCTTTATATCGACCCTCGCCAGAGGCTAACAGTGTGTATTTTGGTTGCTCTTCAATTCTTACTGGTTCCCAACCCTCACGAAACGCTTTTGAAATGTTGCTAGGGTCATCTTTGTTCA